TGAAGGACACTATGCTGAAGAAAATATGAAAGCAACTGTTGTTCCTAACCGTAACAAAATATTTGCTTCAATCACCCAAGCAGTAGCACTTTCAGTTGCTGATAAAACAGAAGAAAACACGGTTATTGCGATGGGGATTCATGCTGGTGATTTCTCAGTTTACCCAGATTGTAGACAAGAATTCCGTGATGCTGATGATACGGCTTTCCGTTTAGGTAACTGGGGTGCTGAACGTGTATTCTATTATACACCTTACCTTGAAGTTATGAAGGGTGATATCCTTAGTGATGGGGTTAATTTGTGTGATTATTTAGAACTTGAATTTGATGAAGTATATTCACGTACTAACACATCTTATAAACCAATGCAACATGATGGTGTGTGGTATAGCGATTACAAATCAGCTGCATCTGTAGAACGTATTGAAGGTTTCCTAAAATTAGGACGTCCTGACCCTGTAAGTTACGGAGATGAGGAAGGTCCTGCTAGTTGGGAAAAAGCTAAAGCCCACGTAGAACGAGTTTTAGCAGAACATGGTAAGTAATATATTTTTAAAGAATACTTAAATTTAAAAACATGAGTGATAGAGAAATAATGGATACTAAAGTTAAAACCTCTAAAGATTATATGCCTGACCAAAAATGGCATAGATATGTAAGTTTTATTAAATCTGGGGTTCGTATTATAGGATATGGTCTTATTCCATTTAATTTGGCAGCTGCAACAATTGTTCTTATATTTAGTGAAATAATTGGAATAATAGAAGAACTAGTATGAAAAAACGAAGTAAATATATTGCACCCGAACGTTACGTAGTAGTTAACCAAGATGGAGCAGTATTTACTGGTTTAAAAGGTGGTGAGTTTCAATACTCACATGATTGGTCCGAGGTAAAACCCTTGGACCTTTCCAACACCTATTATTTAATGAGAGAAAAAGGAAACGAATTAATAAAAGAATCTGAATTATGAATAAATTAATTTATATATCCGCATCATGGTGTGGACCTTGCAAAATGTTTAGTCCTATAATGGATAAAGTAGCAAATTCTGGAATCCCAGTTCAAAAATTAGATGCAGATAAAGATCAATCATCAGTAATACAGTATGGTGTAAGAAGTATTCCAACTGTAGTTAAAGTAGATGCAAATGGGAATATGATAGATAAATTTGTAGGAGTAAAAACACAACAAGAAGTAATAAATTTTTATAATGGGTAAATTTCAATCAACAAAAGTATTTGACGGTTTTAGTTGTGTGTTCCGTCAATGGAAAGCAGAAGGCACACACTGTAGATTTTTACATGGTTATGGTGTAAGTTTTAAAGTATGGTTTGAGGGTGAATTAGATGAAAGAAACTGGGTTTGGGACTTTGGTGGTATGAAACGTGCTAAAGGTCAAATTGATGGTATGTCTCCTAAAGAATGGATGGATTATATGTTTGACCATACTTTAGTAGTTGCTGAAGATGATCCTTATTTAGAAGGATTTAAAGCAATGGATACTCATGGTCTAACCCAAACACGAGTTGTACCTGCTACAGGTGCTGAGCAATTTGCTAAATTTATTTATGATAAACTTAATCCGTTTATTCAAGATGAAACTGACAATCGAGTTAGAATTGTAAAAGTTGAATTTAGAGAACACGGTAAAAATAGTGCAATTTATGGAGAAGATTAATAGGGTGCATATGTATAATAAAACAACATGCATCCTATGAAAAAATGTAACAAGTGTAAAGAATCTTTAGATTATTCTAAATTTGCAAAAAACCGCACCAAAAGTGATGGGTATGAAAATTATTGCAAATCCTGCAAAAATAAATATAATAAAGCTAATTATGGAAGTAAATACACTAAATTATATTTAAAAAAAGCAGGGTATGGGATATATAAAATAGAAAATAAAGTAACTAGAGAAATTTATATTGGTAAAGGTTGGATAAATGAACGTAAAGTAGACCATTTTACTAAATTAAAAAGTCAAAAACACACTAATCGTTACTTACAACAGAGTTATAATAATACTCCCCCTGAATCACTTGAATTTTCAGTTATCGAGAAATGTGAACCAAAACTGGGTTCCCTGAAGGAGAGACATTATATTATAGAAGAATATTTAAATAATAGCGAAAAGTTATTAAATCAGCATGTCACCCTAAGGTGGTAAAATTAATTATATAGTGAAATAACCACATTAAAAAATTATGGAATATAAAAAATTAGGAAGAATCCAAGGGGAGGATAGAAATAATCCCAAAAAAACCGGTATATTAGAATTATATACTGCGGTTCAATCAGAAGGCAGTAGACAGGGTTATCCCACAATAGTTATTCGTACAACAGGTTGTACCCACCGTTGCTATTTCGGTGAAGGTGGGTGGTGCGACAGCTGGTATACTTCAATCCACCCTGAAAAATCTTCATATACATTTAATGATGTTATTAAAATGTATGATGAAAACCCTCATATCACAGAAATGATGCTTACAGGAGGTTCTCCCACAATGTGGTCAGCATTGGTAAATGAATTAACCCATTTTGCCAATGAAAGAGGTATTTTTATTACCATTGAAACTGAAGGTTCACATTTTTTAAATACAGATTATCCAATTAATCTATTGTCTATTTCCCCCAAATTCAGCAATAGTGTACCTGTTGTAGGAACATTAACCCCAAATGGGAAAGTGGTTGATGAAAAAATGATTAAAATACATAACCGTTTAAGATTAAATGTTGATGCTATTGCTGATTCAATTATGTATCATAACGATTTTCACATCAAACCAGTTATAGACAAAGATTTGGCAGTTTTACCTGAAGTGGAAAGTTTTATGGAAAATTTAATAGATGCTTTAGTTGAAAGAGAATTTGGTGCTAGCGCCTTTGGAGATGATCCTTTTGATAGAAAAACAATTTCAAAATATGTTAAATCCAAAATATGGTGTATGCCTGCAGGTGATGATAAACCTGCATTGTTTGAATCTTATCCTGTAGTGATGAATATGTGCAGGGATAAAGGATATAAATTTACAGGTAGGGCACATATAATGGCCTTCGGGACACAGAGAGAGGTTTAATATTGTTTAAATAAACTACAAATGGCTTATATAATTTTAAAAAAATCCCAAAACATGAAACATTATATTATAGTTAATGATTCTGAAGGAATACCTATTGAATGGGATAATTATGATGATGCAAAATATTTTGCTGATTTGTTTCAAGCAAACACAACCCACAATAGTATTTACGAAGTAAAAAAAATTGATTAAATGTATACTTACAACGCAAAATTAGAGAGAATAATTGATGGTGATTCCATCGTTGCTTTGGTAGATTTAGGATTTGATATTTGGAAAAAAGTTAACATTCGAATGTATGGTATGAATACACCTGAATCCCGTACTAGAGATCTAGAAGAAAAAGCACGAGGTTTAGCTGCTAAAAATAGATTAGCTGAAATTTTAGAATTAGAAAATGAAGGAGAATTTATTTTAGTATCTCATGGAGTAGGGAAATATGGTCGTTGTTTAGGAGAAATTTTTCTTACTGAAAACTCAGATAGTGTAAACAACCAACTCATAGCTGAGGGATATGCCGTAGAATATTATGGGAAAAAAAGATAATGCAATTAATTAGTACTCACCCAATTAAGAAATCAGACTTAGGTTTCCATGCCAATTTATTTGGCGGGAAACTTTTATCTTGGCTAGATGCTGCGGGTGCTGCTATGGCCATGGAAGTAGCCGATACTCCAAGAATGGTTACAATTAAAATAGATGAATGTATTTTTAAAAAACCAGCAAAAGAAGGACAATTAATTAAAATTTATGGGGGTGTTGATTCTATAGGTAATACTTCACTCACACTTTATTTAGAAGCTCGAGCACATAACGTGTATTCGGGTTCTCAAAATGTTATACTATCTACAAAGATTAAATTTGTAAGGATTGATGAAAATGGAGATCCAATCCCAATTGCAGAAAGAGTAAAAAATAAATTTGAATGACAGAATTAATTAAAGCTAAAGATATTAATATCCAAACCAAAATCTTAGCTAAACAAATTAGTGATAACCATAGAGGAGATAAAACACCTGTTGTAATGGTGGGTTTACTTAATGGTTGTTTTATGTTTTATGCTGATTTTGTACGTAACATGAATATCGATATAGAATGCGATTTTATGCGTGTTAAATCGTATATAAGCAAAAGAAAACAAGGTGATATCCAAATCACCAAAGACTTAGAGACTCCTATTAAAGGCAAACATGTTTACATTGTTGATGATATTTACGATACTGGTAATACAATGAAAGCAGTAATTGAATATTTGGAGGTTAAACACCCAGCCTCAATTTCAATCATCACTTTAGTTAAACGTGAATCTAAAGATGTTACTCCAGTACCTTCATATCATGCTTTTACTATTAAAGATGAATGGATTGTAGGGATGGGATGCGATGATGATAAAGGATATAGTAGAAATCTCAACTCAATTTGGGCTCTCTAAAATTATTTTTTATATTCACAATAAAATAAGTTATAATTCATGGAAAACAAACGTAGAAAACTACACGAAGATTTAGAAGTAGTACAAACAGGGTTTGCAAATGGGGTTGCACCTGGTTTCCCTCTCAACAATGATGAAAAAGCACAAATGATTGACGAAGCTGAGGAAGCATTCGGTAAATTTCTTGATGCTTTAAAATGTGATTGGAGAAATGATCCAAATTCAATGGAAACACCTCGTCGCGTAGCAAAAGCATATGTAAATGATTTATGGGAAGGTCGATATACAGCAATGTCTCCCATTACCTCATTCCCTAGTGATGGCTATGATGGTGTAATTATTGAGCGTAATATTCCTCTTACCTCAATGTGTTCTCACCACCACCAAACAATTGGAGGAGTAGTTCATATCGGTTATATTGCAGGTAAAGATGGACAAGTAATTGGTTTGTCTAAACTAAACCGAATTGTAGAATTGTTTGGTCGTAGAGGTGCTATTCAAGAACAACTTACATCAGCTATCCACAATGCCGTAGATAAAATTACTGAAGGTAATTTAGGTGTTATTGTAACAGTAGTAGCTTCCCACTCATGTGTCTCTTGTAGAGGTGTTAAACACCAAGGAGCAGCAATGGTTACTACCAAAGCATCAGGAGCATTTAGAGATGATACAAATAATGCCCGTAAGGAATTTTTTGATAGTTTAAAAATTACT